GTTGGAGACTCGAGCGAAACCCGCCACTCATACCCTTGAGCCATTACGCGCTCACAAAGACGGGGCCACCCGAACGCTCAAACTTCTTAATGTACGTCACGATTTGTTGCCCGATAGCAGCAGGATCACCCACACCAGCCGTCACGTTTATGTTGTACGTTGCACCACCGCCGCCCCTCTTGCCCAAACGGTCAAGAGGAATAATCGCCTCAGGCCGACCAGCCTCAGCCACGTTCACAATCGAACCGCCAGGAGAAGGCATCACAATGCCACCCTCAGCCATGCGGGGGATATTGGCGAATGCAGGGTTACCGTAACCGCTAGTCGGCAAAGTTGGCATTTGAATAGGCTGACCGGTAATAAAACGAATCGCGGTCACAACCCGATCAAGTGCAGTCTGGAACGGAAACAACGCGCCCATAATTGCATCAATAATGCCCTTGAACACCCCTCCCCAATCACCAATAGCGCGCTGAGAATCACCCAACCACTTATTAAACCCAACACCAAAATCGGTAATTGTCCGGATAACAAAAGCAACATCCGTCAAAGTCTTAAAAGCGTTACCTGACTCTTTCGCCATGCCACCCAAACCCTGTGAACCAAGAGTCACAAGATTATTGAAAACCGGCAAGAGCTCATTCAAGAGCGGGATAGCATCATTTGCCAAGTTGGTCATCGAGTCAAGAACATCCGGCAAAAACTCGAGCATCTCCGAAAAGCCAGCCGAAGCATCACGAATAAAATCAGCAAACTCAGGCGAAGCCACAAACGAATCAACCGCCTCCTGAATAATCGGGATAGCCTCCTCAATGGCGGGAAGAAACGCGCTACCCAGGTTCTCTTGAAAGTCCTCAAGAATCGCCTGCAAACGCAGGAACGGATTAGCGGCAGCCTCAGCCGCGCCCTCAAACGTTGTGCCAAGTTCGCCAAGCAAATAATCTTGCGCCGCGATCTCACCATTCGTCTCAAGCGTCTGCTTGTAAATATCCTTTTGAGCGTCAGTGAAAACGATTCCTGCACGAAGCAACTTACTCAGCGCGGTTTCTTCATCACCCGCGACCTTGATAAACGCGGACCCAATCTGCTCGATAGACTTGCCCGTTCCCGCAGCAACATCAAGGGCAACCTTCGCCATATTCTTTAGGCCGTCAACACCCTTACCCGCCAACTCAGGAACAGCAATAAAGCCACGGATCACCGAGTTGATAACCTCATCGTCAACACCCGTAAGTTTTGACAACTCAGTTGTAAACGACGTGATCTGTTTAACCGCGCCCTTAACCTCATCAGCCGTCTTACCAAACGCCCCCGAGTTCTTCGCAATCTGCTCAAGAGAACGAGCAACAGCCTCACTCTCGGCAGCCGCCTTAATCGAATCAATCCCAAAAGCCACAGCACCCGCAGCAGCCGCCGCAAACGCCGCACCCGCGGCAATACCAAAACCGCCAGCAACCTTGCCCAGCTTGTCAAGGCCACTCGTCGCCTGCCCGATACCCTTAGCATCAAACTTCGAAAGAATATTAAGACTAATAGGCATTAGCGATCCATCTCATTCGTGACAATGCGTTCAAACTTCTCGACAACCCTGTTCGCCGCCCGATTCAACAAAGCGCGTTGCCCCCAAAAATACTTCCACGCAATACGGTTACCGCCCTTACCCTTCAACGGGCCAAACTTCTCCGTCATCATGGCAATAAAATGCGTGCCCTGAGGTGTATTGCCCGAAGCCCCCAACGAACCAGCCTTCTCCGCCGCAATATAACCAGGCGCGCCCTTAGGCGAATCCGCCTTGATAGCAAGAAGCGGAGTAACGTCACGTTTGCGAGAACCCGTCAACGAAATAGAAACCTTCGTCACAGCACCCTGCCAGATCAGGGAACGGGCAGAATATCCCGCCATGCCAGACAACGGCGGAGTGACCTGAATACGCGCCTTGATAATGCTCGCCATATCCTGTGCAGTGCCCCGCAACTCTTTGCGAAACTGTGTCGCAAGTTTCGGATCAATGGCCTTGAGTTGCGCCACCATGTCACGCACACCATCAGCGCGCACATCATAAGCAATCATCAAGAACTCCCTAAGCCAAGTTTACCGCCTACGAGCGCGGTTTATGCTTCGCAATTAGGTAGCGTTCCATAGTCCACAACATGCGCGGCGACAGTTGAACAAGCTCACGAGGACTTATGCCCGTCTCGCACGCAATCACAGCAAGATTCCAATGAACCGACGTTGCGCCGAGACCCGCTATTTTTTTACTTCAGGAACCTCAACGGCAGAGATGGTTTCAGCGTAAGGCTCGAACTCAAGCGCGGTTTGCTTCGTCCGAGTTTCGGCCTTCCACGCGATGAACACCAGCCAAGACAGGCGCACACCCTTTTGGAAATCGGCAACCGACTTGTCAAACTTGTCCTCGAACGCCATTAGGTCAGCAACAACAGCCGTCACTTCACGCGACGTTCCATCAATGAACTTGATCAGTAGGTTAATGGGATTCATGGTTAGGCAGTGCCTCGCGTGATACCTGCAGTGCCAGCCGTAGGCCAAGTCACATCACGAGTAGCAAGGTCGCCCACGTTGCCCGAAATCGGGTTAACCTGCGATACCAGGTATACGCCCGTGTATGACGGGTTGGTTGCGCTTGCAGGAGTTCCAGCCGGGGTGACGACCACCGTGGCGTTCGTTCCAAACAAGTTCCAAATCGTCGAGTCAACCGCGTCTGAACCGCTAGTTCCAAAGTCGTTGTGGAACGAAAGCGTGATGCTTCCATCCTTCAGACCTGCCACGCGGGTGCGGAAACCAGAACCACCAAACGCGGTTGTCTCCACCTCATCGCTTGAAAGGTCAATGGTGACGGCAGCGAGGTGGTCGCTAAAGTTTGTGCCGTTGATTGTCGTTACGACGTTAGTCAAAACGAATTTAGCCATTTTTTATTTCTCCATTATTCTGCGTAGACCTGAACTGCGAAATCTGCGGCGAGATATGTTTGCTCACCTAAGTTTAGCGCACCAATCGTTGACATTTCGGAGAGACGACAATCAAAAGCCGAACCGCCCAACTGCCGATCCGACTGCACCGCCGTCTTTATCGAACGCTCACCGTTACCCGCGTAAGCGTCAAGTTTCCGTTGCGCGTCCCGTTCAGCCACACGGCCAACAATCAACGTCACCGTAAAGTTGTACAACGTCATCCCACGGTTGAAATCAAGGTCGTAAGAAACGTTGTTCAACGCAATCACCGCGATAGGTGGTGACGGGTTATCCGGAATCTCCGCCGAAACACGCAACCCCGAAATGGTGGCAATATTCGCCGCCAACCCGGCACGAATCTCAGCAATAGCCACTAGGCCGCACCAACCTTACGGAACGGGGCCACGAGAGCCTCAACGTCCGGGTCAAAACGGCCCACACGCATAGAACCAAGGTCGTTACTGATCATGCCCAAAGGCGCATCCAAACGCTTAAACAAACGCATAGCAAGAATCACCGTAGCCTGACGAATAGCCGCCGGAACAGCAGACCAACCAAACACACCCACAACCTGAATCAACGCCTCAAGTTCATAAAACGTGCCCGCCGAGAAAGACGGCATCAAGTAATTACCCGTGGCGCGAATCCGAGTGTAGGGCGTAACAAGCCCACCGGCGACACCGTTCAACGGCTCAAGCTGATAATCGCTCGTCTGCCAGGTGATGTCATACGTCACACCGTCACTGGAACTTTTCAGAGTCGTCACAGAAATGATGTCGTCAGTGGTCACTGTGTAAATGTTTGTCGGGGCATAAACGCGCGTGCCCGACGTGCTGTAAAACACGCGCTCACAATAGCCGTCAATCTCCCGGCTGGCACTCTCAATGGCCAACTCAAGCAACGAATCGTCAATGGAATCCTGCACGCGCAACGCCGCCTTCAAATCAGCAAGCGAGCAGTAACCGTTCGTGATAGCCATGCTTCTAGTTTACCGCGTCACACCCAGAAAACAGGTGCGCCGTCAGTTGCCCCAATCGT